GCAGGAAGACCTGCTATCAACTCTAATGCTCTTTCTAGCAAGAATGCAGTATTCGGAAATCACGAATATGGAGTTGTAGGTATCTGGGGTGAACCTGAATTAGTAATTGATGGTACTTCAAACGCTGCAAAGGTAAAAGTAACAACTCTTACATTTGCTAAACCTGTTATTCGTAACAAGTACGCATTCAAATACTTTAGCGCTGACACATCTTGTGCAGTCTAATCTAATTTGATGAATAAATATAAAGAGGAGGGGCATAAACTCCTCCTCTTTTAATATAAAATAAATCAATAAGATGAGTTATCCTGTATCCTTATCTGAAGTAAAAACACACTTACGTATTGACCCTGATAATTTCGATGATGATAGTTATCTTGAAAACATCGTAATTCCAACAGCAGTAGAGTATTGTAATATGTTCATTGATTCATCAATGTTTTATACAACTGATGTCTCTTGTCCTTATATGGTCAAAAGTGCAATATTAATCACTTGTGCAGACTTGTATGATATGGATAGGAACTCATATCAGTATGGAAATCTTAAGAATACTGATGTAATCAAGAGACTATTGCTCCCATATAAAACTATCCAATGGTAAGATGTTAAGTACGATTTTAAATAGAAAGATTGAGTTCGAACAAAGTAATGTAGTTAAAGATGCTATTGGTTCACCTGCAAAGGTATGGACAAGTTATCTTGAAACTTGGGCAGGGATATTTACACCAACAAGAACAGTTCAATATGATGATCGAGAACAACTTGTATACACAACAGAATTTACAATAAGACATAATAATAAATCAAAGTTGATAAACAACAAGTTTAGAATCAAATACAACGATAACTATTACAAAATAAATCAGATTGTTGATGTTGAAAATAAGGCTGGTATAAAGTTTATAACAACAATGTATGACGATGAGTAACGAAATGATTTCATATCAGCTTGAAGGAACAAGACAGATTATTGAAGCTCTCGATGCACTTAATTACAAGGAGCTCGTCAAAATCATTCGTAATGTTGAACGCAAATCTCTTTCGAGGAATACAATACCACAAATAAAACCAGTTGTCGGCTCTTACCATCAAAATGTTAATCCTCGGGTAGGTATTGAATTTGCAGGAGGTACGATGTTTAAAGCTGGGGTTATAATCGATAAAAGGGAATCAGGTGATAGAGTTCCGGATGCTGTGCTTGTTAGGTGGTTTGATAAAGGAACTGTTGTTAGACAAACAAAAAAGGGATATAACAGGGGACAAATTACTGGTCAACATAGAGTACAGAATGCAATTTTATCCAGTGTTACAGGTGTTATCAATTTCTTCAATGAAGATTTTGGAATTGAGGTTGATAAGATCCTAAGCAGAAAATTAGCTAAAATAAGTAAAGCATAATGAGTTTCGGGACTGAATTACATACTCTTTTATCATCTGACGCATCATTAAATACATACTGCGATGATGGAATTTACTATGAGCTATATCCTACAAATATTGGGACCAAGAAAACAGGAATGGTTTATACATTTAATAAAACAGGTGTAATTTCTTGTATGACAGGAGGGTTAGGAGCAACAAATTATTCATTAACCATAACAGTAAAAACACCTGATGCTCTCAAGCTTGAAACAATAAATGACTATTTAGTTAAACTGCTACACGGTTACACATCTGGGGGAATACAGATTATAGAATTTCAAAATGATGATCACTTTATGTCGCTAGAAGAAGAGACATACTCAAATATCCTCAATTTCAGTGCGATATATTAAAAATTAAATGAATATATATATAAATAAAATAACTTAATAATTATGGCATACGTATTACCAGCAAACATCAGCGTTTGGGTTGATGGCTCAACTTTAGGATGTGCACAATCTGCAAGCTTAACTGTTACTAAAGAAACTTCACCAATATCTTGTTTAGGTTCGGCAGGTGCTACTTCAGTTATTCAAGGTGACTATTCTTGGTCAGTCTCATTTAACGGAATGGCACAAACCTTTGCAACTCACGTTGGAACAGGTTATGAAGACTTAATGGATAAAATAATTACCGTTAATGCAACTGATGTTAGTTGCTATATTAAAGTTTCTGATTCTTCAGTCTATTATAAAGGTCAAGGTGTATTAACTAATGTGGCTCTTGAAGTAGGAGTTGGACAACCTGCAAGTTACTCAGGCGAAATAACCGGAAACGGTGTTCTTACCAAAGTAACAGCTTAATAATGATTGAGTTCATTACATATCAGGGTGAAAAATATCCTGTTCGAATATCTTACTATGCGCTAAATATGGCTGCTAAGGAAACTGATAGTGAATTAGAATCGGTTCAAGGTGCATTAGATGCTCAACCAGCTCTTTTATGGTATGGTTTAGTATCTGGCCATCAGGCTGCAAAGAAAGAATTAACTCTTAAAAAAGAAGATATAGAATGGATTTTGGACGAATGCTATATTGAATTTCAGAAGATACTTTTGGTATACAATAAAGCAATCATTGATATGCAAAATGAGGTGCTTAAAGACTACATTCCTGATAAAAAAAAATAACAAAGATTGATGAAATTTTTGTAATTGCATCATCCTTAACAGGCTTAACGCCAGAGCAGTTTCTTGAGTTTACACCCCAGGAACTATCTGGCGTTATTTTTTTAAAAAACAAGCAAAGGGATGCTCAATTTCAAGCTGAATGGGAGCGGACAAGAATACAGACATATTTCTTGGTAAGCACGCAGCTTGATAGGAAGAGCAATATGAATTACGACAAATTCAAAAATGAGATTTGGCCATTTTACTGGGAAAAACGTGAGATACCCAAATCAAAAGTTGCAATGACGGAAAAGGATTGGGAAGCACTTTTATCTATGACGCCCAAAACGGAAGCAGTAATAAATGATGGCAACTTTTAAAATGAATATATAAATAAAATAATCCCATAATTATGGCTAAGACCACTGCCGATTTAATATTACGCTTACGAGCTCAATCAGCCGATTTACAGAAAGGATTAGACACGGCAAATAAGCAAATAGCATCATTTCAAAAGCAAGTACAACAGCAATTTAAGATGATTGGAGCCGCTGTAGCTGCAGCTTTTTCTATTAGAGCTATTTCTGATTTCTTGGGTGAAGCTGCAAAAATGGCAAGTGAGGTTAAAGGTGTTGAAAATGCATTTAAAAGGATAACCAATAGTGAAAAAGTACTCAATGATTTAAAAACAGCAACCAGAGGAACAGTTACAGAATTGGAGTTAATGAAGCAAGCTATTAAAGCTGAAAACTTTAAAATTCCAATGGATACACTTGCAGCAGGGCTTGAGTTCGCGACAAAAAGGGCAGCAGAAACAGGCGAAAGTGTAGATTACTTAGTAAACTCTTTTGTGACAGGGTTGGGAAGAAAATCAATTTTAATTCTTGATAACCTTGGAATTTCAGCTTCTGCACTTAATGCCGAGGTCGAAAAGACTGGCGATTTTATGAAAGCTGTAGAAAACATCACAAGACAGGAACTCACCAAAATGGGGGATGTTATTCTTACCGATGCTCAAAAGATGGCCCAATTACAAGCAAACATTACAGATGCAAAAACTGAGCTTGGAAACATTGTACTTAAAGGGATAATGCCGTTTATAGATGCTGGAAATAACCTATTCGAAAATCTCAATAAACAGTCCAGCTCTCTATTAAAGGAAAAAGATTCCTTAAATATTTTGGTTGGCGCAATTACTTCAGCAACAACATCTGAAGAAGCAAGATCCGGTTTGATTGATGAGCTAAATGCTAAATATCCGTCTTTCTTAGGCAATTTAGATACTGAAAAAGTTACGAATGAGCAACTTACATCCAGATTAAAAGAGGTTAATGCCGAATATGAAAAAAGGATTGAATTAGCCGTATTACAGGAAGATTTGCAAGATGCTGAAGAGAGCTTAATTAAAAACTTACATAAACAAAGAAAAGCAGCAAAGGAACTTGTAGAGGCTCAGAATGACCTTGCAAGAGTACAGGAAAGATTAAATGAAGGACAATATTTATCAAATGATGCATTAGTTGCTGATGTTCAGATAAAAGATCAGCTTGAAAAAAGAATTGCAAATCTTACAAATAGACAAGAAAAACTTCAAGAAAAATATGGTGATGTAACTGAGGTTGCAGGAGCACTTAGAGAGGAAATGAGCTTGCTTTCTGATGTATTTGGCGAAAATACCACAAATATAAACTCATCAACAACCGCTCTTGAAACCAATACAGCAGCAAAGGAAAGAGCAATAGAAACTCAGATAAAGTTTTCGAAAGCTATGAAGGAAGCTAGCTTAAAGAATATGAGTATTCCTGACCTTGCTCCTAAGAAGCCTAAGCAAAAATCAATTTTGGAATATTTCGGAATAGATCCTACTGAGCTA